GGTGTACAGCTACCCGCTGCACATCTGCAACCGCCCCGAAGTCCTGCAGGACGGCGTTCTCGCCGCCTGACATGTCGATCGATTGGGACAAGCACGTCCTTGGCCCACTGGCCAGGGTCTTCGCCGAGCCTGCGGAGTACATCCCGCAGGTCGGCGCGCCCTTTTTCATCGAGGGCATCTTCGACGCTGCCTACAAGGACGTCGACCTGATCGACACGTCGATCGACGCCACGACCACCAAACCGGTGATCGGCGTGCGGCTGGCGTTGTTCACGGTCGAGCCTCAGCAGAACGACCAGGTCCGGATCCCGAGCGTCGGCAAGCTGTTCCTGATCAAGGAGGTCAGGGACGACGGGCATGGCGCGGTGAAGCTGATGCTTGCCGATACGGGGCTGCCATGACCGACACCGCCGAGCTACGCGACATCATGGTCCAGGCGCTCAAGGGCTCGACGAACGTCGGGCAGAGCGTCTTCTCGATCATCGACTGGGCCACCTGGTCAGGTTCGTACCCGGTGGCCTATCTACAGGCACCGAAGGAAGACAAGGAGTCTCTTGGCCGGCAAGGCGGCCAGCAGTTCACGGTCACGGCAACCGTCCCGATCATGGTCCGCATCGAGGTGCCAGCGAAGGCCAACAACGTCGGTACTGCCGAAGCCCAGGTGGCGTTGGAAGCCATCAAGGGTCAGATCGAACGGGCGCTGATCAACTTCCCACCGCTGCAGCGGCTGATCCAGCACATGCCGTTCATTCGGAGCTCCATCGACGTCGATGGGGAGGGCGCCAAGAACCTCGGTGAACTCCAGATGGAAATCGGCCTCGAGTTCTACCAGGGACCGGAGGACTTCTACCCGATCCCGACCGATCCCCTTGAGCAGATCACCGTCGACATCGACCTGGTCAACGTCTTCGACTCCAGCGGCACCTATCCCGACCCGCTGTTCCCCGGCGCGGTCACCCCTGCACCGCGTACGGAAGGCCCTGACGGCCGATCCGAGGGCGGGCTCGACATTACCCTTCCACAGTAGGAGCGACGCATGTTCGTCTATCCCCAGCCCGGCGTGCTCGTTCGCGACCCGGACAAGCGCGACCTGATCCCGAAAGAAGGCCGCGAGGTCGACGGCGCGAGCCCGTACTGGATCCGCCGCCTCGCCGACAAAGACATCACCACCGATAAGCCGGCCTCCGCCGCCGCCTCCGCCGACGCATTGGTCGCCGCTGCCGCGGCGCTGCCGCGCGCGGGCTCCAAGGTCTCGCCGGCGGCGTCCACCGAAACCGACAGCGGGAGCACCAACGCATGAGCGTTCCCTTCAGCCAGATTCCCTCGACGCTGCGTGTCCCGCTCTTCTACGGCGAGGTCGATAACTCCCAGGCCAACTCGGGGCAGCTCAATCAGCGCACCCTGATCATCGGCCAGATCACGACTGACGGATCGGCGGTACCCGGAGTACCGGCAATCAGCCAAGGGACGAGTGACGCCATCGCCAAGGGCGGCCAGGGCTCGATGCTTGCGCTCATGACCGCGGCCAACCGCGCTTCGGACAGCTCTGGTGAGACCTGGTATCTGCCGTTGGCGGACGCCGCCGGCGCGACCGCCGCTGCTGGGTCGATCGCCTTTGCGGGTGCCCCCACGGCTGCCGGCGTGCTTTCGATCTACATCGCCGCGTCCCGACTCACGCCCGCGATCAGTGTCCCGGTCCTCCTCACGGATACGCCGGCAACTATCGCTGCATCGGTGGCAGCCGCCATCAATGCGACCCCGAATCTTCCTGTGACCGCGATCGTGGATGCCACGACGACGAGCAAAGTGGATATCACGGCGCGCAACAAGGGCCTGGCCGGCAACGACATCGATATCCGCCTGAACTATGGCGGATCGGCGGCCGGCGAAGCGCTTCCCGCCGGTATCGTGCCCACCATCGTGGCGATGACGGGCGGTGCGACGAACCCGGCCCTGGCTGCTGCTCTCGCGAACCTTGGCGACGAACCGTTCGACTTCATCGTTTGCCCGTACACGGATAGCGTTTCCCTTGACGCTCTCAAGGCGTTCCTCGCCGATACCACCGGTCGCTGGAGCTGGTCGAGCCAGCTATATGGCCACGTCTTCGCGGCGAACCGGGGCACTCTGGCCGCACAGACCACCCTCGGCAATGGTCGGAACAACCAGCACGAGTCGATTCTCGGGTTCAACGACTCGCCGACGCCGTCTTGGATTATCGCCGCGGACTATGCCGGAGCCGCTGCAGTCGCGCTGCGCGCGGACCCGGGTCGCCCGCTGCAGACAATCACTCTGAATGTGATGCTGCCGCCGCCGATCGCATCGCGGTATCAGCTGACCGAGCGAAACACGCTGCTTTTCGATGGCATCTCGACCTTCACGGTCGCCCAGGACGGCACGGTCGCCCTGGAGAATGTCATCACGACCTACCAGAAGAACGCCTTCGGGCAGCCGGATGACAGCTATCTGGAGGTAGAGACGATGTTCCTGCTCATGTTCGTGCTTCGCGAGATGCGCACTCTCATCACGTCGAAATTCGCCCGCATGAAGCTGGCGAATGACGGCACTCGGTTCGCGCCTGGCTCGTCGATCGTCACGCCGTCGATCATACGTGCCGAGCTCATTGCCGAATTCAGCTCTCTGGAGGACCAGGGAATTGTGCAGGGATCGGCGGCTTTCGCGCAGGGCCTCATTGTCCAGCGAAACCCGTCCAACCCGAACCGAGTCGACGTTCTCTGGCCCGGGGCACTGATCAACCAGCTTCGCATCTTCGCGGTGCTGGCGCAGTTCCGCCTCTCGGCATAACGCCGATCCAACCCCACCCTTGAAGCCGCCTCCGGGCGGCTTTCGCACATCTGGAGAAGAGAGATGGCGGGTAGCAATGCAAATCGCCTGGCCGGCACCGTATACCTGACGGTGGATGGTCAGCCCTACATGCTGGTCGGCGACTTCGAATACAGCCCGGCGTTGGTCAGCCGCGAAACCCTCACGGGGCAGGACCACGTGCACGGATACAGCGAAAAGCCGATCGCACCGCATATCGCGGGCACTCTTCGTGACTCGGGTGGCCTCAGCGTCGCGTCGATCAACGCAATGAGCGACGTCACCGTCGTCGCCGAACTGGCGAATGGCAAAACCATCATCGGCCGCAACATGTGGACGGTGGAATCTCAGTCGAGCAAGCAGACCGACGCAACGATCGAAGTTCGTTGGGAAGGCCCGCAGGGCTCAGTGCAGGAGTCGTAACACGTGGATGAAGTCACCTATGAACTCGTCAAGCCGGTCACGATCGGCAAGGGCGAAGGCGCCGTCGAATACACCTCGATCACGCTGCGCGAGCCGAACGGCGGCGAGCTGGAAAAAGCCGGACGCCAGGACACGGCCGTCGGCTCCCTCATGACGATGATCAGCCTCATGAGCAAGATCCCCCGCAGTGTCGTCGAGAAGTTCAGCCGTACCGACCTGCAGGCAGCGGAGACCCTGATCGGCGGTTTTACGACCGGTGGTCAGCAGATCCCGACGGATGGGGACGGCTGATCGCCGAGATTACCAAGTTTTACGGATGGGGTCCGGGCGATGCCAGGTCCCTGACGATGGATGAGCTGCTCTGGTGGAACGACCAGGCACAACGGATGACGAGCGATGCCTAATTTCAACATCGTCATCTCGGCCACCGACAAGGCCACGGCGACCGTACGAAAGGTCAATGACGCGCTGGATCGCGTCGCGCGGCCCTTCAAGGATGTCGGCAAGTCGTTCAAGGGACTCGGCCGTGAACTCGGTTTCGAGAAGATCGGCAAGAATCTCACCAGCATTGGTGCATCGGCCGCTACCGCGGCACGCGGCATCGGGTCGATCGTAGCGCCGCTCGCATCGATCACCGGTGTCGCCTCGGTCGGAGGCGTGATCGCGCTCGCGGACAGCTGGGCCAAGGTTGGTCGAAGCGTCACCTATGCGTCCCAGAGCAGCGGAGTCGGTGTTCGTGGCCTGCAGGAGCTTGAAGGGGCTGCCCAGCTTGTTGGCGTGGCTTCGGGGGTCACCACGCAGGCGATCGTTTCGCTCGGCGACACCATGGAAGATGCCCTGTTTGGCCGAAACCAGCAGGCGCTCATGCTTTTCAATCGGCTCGGTATCGG